GATTATGTTGATGGCAGTGTTTATGTTTATTCAACAAACCGAACAATACGTGTCATTGCAAAGTTAACGGCAAAAGAAGATATTCCAGCTTGGACGCATATAATTAATAATTTAGGATGGACTGGAATTAATATATACTTCTATGATGTAAATAATCAAATAGGTATCAACTGGAATGGAAATTATATGCAAAATACTATTGTCGTAAGTAAAAATAATACTTTTAATATAGATATTGAAGGTATTGTTTGAATAATTATTGGCACATGTAGATACATGATAGCCTCAACGTATGCCCTTTTGATACTGGCTTACGGTTTACGATTGCTGAACCATTGATATAAAAATCATTATAAGTATTATCCTCTGCAACAAAGGCACCAGGATAAGGATTACCTGTATACGTTTGTGGTAGATTACTAACTATAGCGGAGTATGCATCTATATCATTTGTGGTGGTTAATGTACCACATCCAATGCACATATGTCCGATTTTGGTATATGTAAATATGCCAGTGATATTATCATGAACTATTGCTTCAGTTGCGGTGTCTAACTTGCTATTTACATCACTTAATCCCCCAGTAACAGTCCCATCACCAATAGCCGAAATATCGGTAGTTCCGATAAGGCTTATAAGTGATTTGAGGTTTTTTACGGCCAGTTTAATTTTTCCCAAAATAGATGATAACTTTTCTCCTGTCGTTAATTCCTCTAAAGTTGTTGCTTCTTCAAACGCCGCAGTCAAATTACTACCATCACCAGTTTTGGTCAAATAGTTTGTCAAATCTGGTTTTGGAATTGCATCTATTTTTTTATCAACAGTGGTTTTGTCATAATAATTTGTCAAATCAGAAACTTTTTTTGTAATGTATCCAGCATCATTTTCTAATTCGCTAACTTTTGTTGGTATTCCTCCTGTTTGCTGTTTTGCCTGCTCCATATAATACTTTGCGTTATCTGTATCTTCTCCTTCTCTTGTTCCGGTTCCACCTACGGCATAAGATTCAGCCAATACAGATTTTGCATTTGCGGATTGCGCATAAGCAGATGCATTTGCGGATTCTACTCTAATATCTGCTAAATAATTAGGCTGCAGCATATCATCTGTTACTGATCCTGTTTTGATTGAAAAAGAATAAGTCTTATTCTTTCCAGTACCAGTCACGGAAACAGTTATGGTTGCAGAATCTTCAAATGTCAACACCGGAATCATAGAACCAATATCAGCCTTAAACTGTGTTCCATCTTCTGTAGTCATGGTAATGATTCCGTCATCAGACATGGAAAAGCCGACAGGAATTTTTTCAATGTTAAGGTCAAAAATATTTTTTTCACCGTTGTATTTTGTAATAGTAATAACACCGGTTGTTTCATCCATAGTCCAATCAGCAATGTTTCCGTTTATTGCAGACTTGTCTACTTTTAAGGCATCCTGTGATATGATACGGTTGTCCAACGCATCAATAGCATAATCCATCTGATTAAGATTGTATGCATCTAAATCCGTGTTCTCACTGGGATAATCTTCCCAATTAATTCTGGTATAAACCTTATTCATTGCCATCTGCAGATACCTCGCTTTCCTCTTTCATAATCTGCATATCTGATAACTGTTTAGTCTCCGAATACACTTCATACAGTACAAGCCTTTTCACCTCGATAGGCAACGGTGTTTGATTTAATACTGTCACAAGGTTGCTTTTTAATTTCTTAATCTCAAAGTTTGCTGCCATATCAATTCTCCCTTACATAGATTTCTTTTCCTTGCTCTTCTGCATATGCATACAGATTTTTGCACAGTTCAGATACCTCATATCCGCTCTGTGCAACCACTGTATCCGACATGTCAATAAGTTGCTTCATAAAATCTTCAAAACCATCGCCATCTTCCGTGCTAAACAATGTGGCATTGATTTCCGTAAACGTGGAAATTCCAATGGTAAAAGCTATATATTGCTGAATTTCTTGCCTTTTTTCCATTACTTCTTTCATTGTTTTTCCAATAATTGTTTGAAGAATAAATATTTTTTTTACCATAATAAATCTCCTACGTCATAAGTGTGACAATTCCAGATGTTGCAGTGAGCAAACCTCCAAGTGATGAAACTCCTGTAATAAAATTAACATTATGTCCAGGATAATCAGCAACATTGGCTGTTTGTGTTACCAAAGATACATCTGATACGGTTCCATTTATATAATTTTTTGTGACACTTAATGTGGCACTTGTCAGTACTGTCTTACTGCCTAATATTTGAGAAGTTGTTGATATGTTTTTTACATATTGTGAATCATATGTTGCTCCATTTCCTACCACTAAAATTCCGCTTACACTTACCATTGAAGCATCAATAGTAAGATATTGTCCCAATCCTTTTATAGATCCTGTGCTTTGCAATAGTTCGTTATAAAATTTAATTTCACCTGATGATACTTCTGTGTAACTTCCGTCTTCCCCTATAGACTTAAAACTACCAGTCATTACTGCGTTTTTAGCTGTTATAGTTCCATCTGCTGATATGCTACAGTTATCTGCTTCCAATACAAAACGGTTTCCAGAAATACTTACCTGTCCACTTTCAACACTTAACTGAGAACTGACATCACCTTTTGAAACTTTCAACTTGATTTGGTCTGCTTGAACTGAGATTGCCGCCGCCAATTCTACTTCTGTATCTGTTGCCCTTTTTGCTTCTGCTTCAATTTTTCCTGCGTTTTGTGTAATCTTTGTATCCAGTCCATTCTCTACATCCTTGATTTCGGACCTGGTCTCTTCCACATTACGCTCCAACTCATTAGTCTTGCCACGGAGTTGAATTATACTTTTGTTAATTCCATTTACCTGTTCACTGTACTTTGGAGATTTTCCGCTTGCTGATATGGTGTCTGTCGGTTGTTGGATTCCTTTGTATGTTCTGCTCAACACATAGCTTTCTATGATTTCTTTAGCCGTATATACATTGACTGCTTCTCCAAGGCTTAAACAAGGATTTCCTATTTTTTCACAGTTATAAGGTCTATATTTTACAACTTTAATAACCTCATACAGATTTCTTGCAATTGTTTCTAGGGCATCTGCACTCATTCCATAAACAAGGAAATTATCTTGCAAAATATAACTGTTGTCGTTCTCGGTAATCTCTGTATCCGGGTAAACTGCACCAATATCATTTTCTGATTGTCTTATCTGCACTTTTGTAACTTTTTGGCAGACAAAATTTTCATATTTGACTGATTTGTATTTTCCACCAGTAACCTTTTCTTTTTCAGAACCTTTTCTAGGGTATAATCCTTTCTGTGGATATAATCCTTTATGTGGATATAAACCGGATATTATTTCTTTAAGGAAAACATATTCAAATTTTCCATCATGGTTAATATGGCCAAAACATCCATTTATCGAGCAGATTGCTTCCATGACCGTCTGGCCAGAAAGTTCGCTTGGTTTTATGGTTTCTGCCACTTCCATGTCATCATTAACTAACGTAGTCTCTACCTGTTCTATTCCAAAGTAAGCAAAAAAACTATTTCTGAATGCCTTAAGTGTAAGCGGAAAAGTTAAACTGTTGTACCACGATGCCACATTTGCTTCTCCTACATCATACAAGGCATCATAAGCCGTCACATTGCGGTAACGCTTATCATCTGTAGGCTTGTCAGAAACAACCCTGTATTTGCCGAAAATAAATGGTGTGTCAGCATGTCCATTAATCACAGCAGAAACATTTATCTGTTTCCCAATCATGCTTGTGAACACGTTGGAAATTTTGAATTTCAGCTGTGATGCATTGCACTGTCCAAATGTAAGGTAATCATCATCACATAGTATTTCTTTTAATTCAAACTGTTCAAAATGGATTTCGCTGTTGGTGATTTTTACAGACTTGTCCTCTGTTTCAATCGTGATTTCCTTTTTGGATGCGCTTTTATCAAACAAATCCGCATAGGTATAGTTACTCATTCGCTACACCTCCGACAAATGAAAATTCTATCTGATTGTATTTAATCTCTCCGTCATAAGTTCCGTAGATTGTAGGCTTTATATCAGCCATATATCCATATTGTGTGACATATTGACCTAAAAATGGAATGTATGCCGTGATATTACATCCCTGTTCCGTTGCATCAATAAAGTTTCTTCGTATCCCGGACAGTAACTCTTGCAAATCGTCATCCGTCAGCATCGCAGGCGTGGAAAAATCAACACTTAATGCTTTTAGCTCCACAGCATTTCTATGTACGTATCCATTTGCATCAGTCCACGGGTCTACATCTTGCATATTTACGGCCGGCTGATAACTTTCAGCGGCTATAAATCTTGACTGGTCAATAACGTAATCTCCAATTTTTAAAAGCCATCCTTGATATGCTGACATACGCTCACCGCCTCATTGCATAAAAATAGACAGCACCCATTCAGAGTGCTGTCTGTGTTAAAATACATATACATTCTTGTGTTTTTGGTTAAATTGCTCTTGACCGTATTGTCTTGCTGCAATTCCAATTTGATCGGTTGTTATTCCAAACTCTTTTTCAAGGATTCCTTGCAGTAGCTGATTATTCTGTTTCAGAAGTGCAATTTCCTGTTGTGCCGTGGAATTAATAGCATCTTTGATTCCAGTGATTTCAACTCCACCGGCAACCGCTGTCTTGCCTCCTACTGTCCCGGCAATCTCCGGTACACCGTTTTCTCCTGCCATAAACATTGTGTATCGGCTCGGAACATAACCACCTTTTTCAAATGTAGGTATTCTTCCAACACTAATGTGTTGTATATTATTCGGAACTGCGTCACCAATTTTAGGTATTAACCTTGCTGCAGACATCAAACCATTAATAAGGTCTATGGCATTGTTTATCATGGTTTCTATTCCACTTATTACAAGGTTCAAAGGAGCTATTGCAACGTTAGCTGCTGTTTTAAATGCTGTTCTAAACGCCGTTGGAATGTTTTCAAGCAATTTATTCCATTTTGTTGGTCCAAACTGCTCTGAAATTTTTTTCCACCAATTTGAAAATCCTGTTTGGTTCCACCATGTTGTAAAAGAAGTCCATTTTTCAGAAAGTGATGACTCTATAGTTTGACCCATTCCTTGCCACTTTTCCTTTGTGAACCAAGGAGATACATTTTCATTAAACCAGTTTCCAACAAGTGGTGCTATATTGATAAGTGCAGATGACAGACCAAAAGTATCTGACATATCTACTTTTGTATTTTTTATTTTATCAATTAGCCAATCAATTTTATCTCCAAAATCATCAAGAGTGCTATGTTTTGGAAGCAACATTGTTCCTGTCAAGAATCTATACAAATCATTATCTGTTATATCTTTGTATAAATCATCCCACGCAGTTTTTAATGTGGTAAAATCAGTATTTTTTAATGTATCAAAAAAACCATTTTCACCAAACCACGTAAAAATGTCGTAGTACTCTGCGTCTTCTGGGAACAATGCTTTCCCTAAAGATTTTCCTACATTAAATCCAATCTCCCAAGTAACAGCAGCTATTGCAATTGTCGGAACTATTCCTATACTTGATCCTAGTACTTTGGCTGATAACTTGTCCGATATTTTTCCCCATATGATATCTCCAACACCAGTAAACTTTAAAAGACCTATTGCTGTGATAATCGTGGTTTCAATCGGTGCAGCATCAAAACTTCCTTTCCACAAATCGATAGCCGCATCTATGGCAGTCTCTATGAAGTTTCCTGCAGAAGTAAAGATTGCCGTCCAATCAATTCCGTCCAAGAAACTACCTATGTGTCTTCCGATTTTTTCCCAGTCAACAGAATCTATTGCTCTTGTGAACCAGTCAAAAATACCAGTTACCAGTTTGGACGTATCCATTCCGGCAACCTTAAACCAGGCATCAGAATCAAACTTAAATGCATATGCCAGATCTTCTATGATGTCTTTCACTGGCTTAAACACCTTGCTTACTTTATCAGCCCAGCCCATAGCTGTATTCTGCATCTTGTCGAATGCTTCCTGCCATACTTTTTCGTACTCTGCAGTAGCATCCATGATTTCTTTGGTAAGGTCAATTCCTGCTCCACCAGCACCACTTCCGGAACCACTGGATTTTGGCATTGAAATAACTTTCAATTTATCAAATGCTCTGATTCCGCTTTGAGCATTTTTTGCGCTTGTACCAACTTTATCCAGTGCATCTGCAGTGCCTTCCAACTCTTCATTGTACCCGGATACACCTTGACCGAATGACGAAAAGTCAATCTTGATTCCCAGTAAATTTGCCACACTGACAAGCAGTCTCTTAATCGCAATTACGACACCGTTAATGACAGGAAGTACTTTCTGCAATACCGGGATAAACAACTGCCCCAGTACCATGCCGGCTTCTTTTACGTTGTTGGTAAACTGGCGAATCATGTTACTTGGAGAATTGATTGTATTTGCCAAGTCTCCCCATGATACTTTGGACTGGTCTAATATTGCCAGTAGACGCAACTGTTGTTTTTCTGCTTGTGACATTTCAGATACAGCCTTTTCAATGCCGTATTTGTAAGCATAAGTCTGCAGTGTGGCATTTGTGATATCAATACCATACTTATACAGTGCTCTTGACTGACCGATCAAACCGGACTGTAAGTTTGTTGCGACTGTACTGAAATCCACGTTAAACAGAGATGAAATGTCCCCGGCAAGCATTGTCATAGACTTTGAAATTGCCGTAGTGACTTCTCCGGTCTGCCCTAAAGAGTTGGTAATAGATGCAAGCTGTGAAGCGTACTGCGTAATCTCCTGTAAATTCAGTCCCAGGTTTTTCATTCCGCTTTCAGAAATCAGTCCACTATCCACATCTACTTTCAGACCGGACATTTTACCAAGCAGTTCATTTACACGGTTTCCGAAACTCTGTGCATAATCCTCTGCGTTGTCGTAACCGAATTTTTCAAAATCCTTGCCCCATTCCTTGCCGACTTTATTAAATGCTACCGTGTAGTAGTTAAATGCTTCGATATAGTCCGTAGTTCCCTCTATGGACTTCCACAGACTTTTAATTCCACGGATCACAAGGAAATATGTTGCGTAGAATCTGCCGAAAGCCGCAGCAAGGCTAAATGTGCTTTTCGTGGCTCTTCTTGCGCTTACCGTATAGGTGTTCAGATTACGTCCTAAAGAGTTTGCGGCTCTCCCGGATGCTGCACCGGTAGATGCCAGTCCTGCCAGTGCGTTTGTCATTCGGATAATGTTCTCACTGACATTTGGAACGGTTGAAAGAGTTGTAAATAACTGCTTCAAATTCTTTGCCAGTAAAGGAATGTTCGTGATTGCTCTGCCGGATGCCACACCACCAAGTCTTGAAATCGAAGATGCTATGCTAGCAATATCCCCTACTCCATCTACTTTAGTTCCTGCCATGTCAGCAGAAAAAGTCTTCAGTGCAGATGAAATCCTGCTTAATCCGCTTGTATCTATTTTCCCCATTCTGTTAATGGAATTTGTCAATGTGGAGATATTCTTAATACCGCTCGCATTCATTGAACTGGCGGCATTTGCGATACTCTGTATGCTATTAGAAATGCTTGTCAGTTTGGACGTATCAATAGACAAGCTTTTCTGAAAATTCGTAAGGCTATTTGCCAACTTATCCAGTGCGTTACTTGCGTTATTCGCATCCGCTTTTATTTTAATCTGCAAAGAATCAATATCTGTCATACCGCACCGCCTTTACCGCAATAAAAAAGGAAGTGTCTGTCACTTCCAAGAAAAAGAGCGGCAAGCTGTGACACCTACCGCTCCTAAAATTACTTTTTGAGATATGCCCTTGTAACCGCACCGATTTTTCCGTCCACTTTGATACCGACACTCTTTTGGAATGCTTTTACTGCATCAGAAGTGGTTTTTCCGAAACTTCCGTCAATGTTCGTCTTACCTTTTGCATTTACAGACGGCATAAAGCCTTTCCTTACAAGTTCGTACTGTGCCCACTTGACATCATTTCCCTTCATCATTGCCAGACGCTTGTAATAAAGAAGTCTTTCCGGCTCTGTATAAGGGTTGCTATGGCTTGTAGAATCCTCATATACGGTTTCTAATTCCTTGTACCATACATTCATGTCTACATTGCCTACAATGCCGCCTACACGCCCTTTAGAAGTATACTGCCAGCCTACCATATTCGGTACTTGCGGCTGATACTTCACATCACACTTGCCGTTATTCTTGCCGTACCGTGCGATCCACATGGGATAACTCACACCGCCATAAGGCTTAATGTATGTCTTGTAAAAACTTTCCCCAGTGTATACACCGAATGACAATCCTGCATCGGTGATGACCTTGCCGTAAGCATTGATAATAGGAATAATATTTTTGCCAAGGCCTTTCATCACGGCATCTTCAACATCAAGATATACTGTCACTTTTCTACCGTTAAGAATAGTAAGCACTCTTCTTGCATCAGATCGTGATTTTGCAACCGTTGTAATATATCCGTATTCATATACTCCGTGCACATGAACGTTGTGTTCTTGGCAACCTTTCCAGTTCTCTTCAAACTTCTTGTCCGGGTTCAAATCCTTACGGATGACCTTTAGAATAGCAAAATCAATACCGTTCTGTTTTACCGCCCACCAGTTAATTGTCCCCTGGTATGAGGACACATCAATTACTGTTAAACTCATGTTTGTTTCTCCTTTTTGGGATGTGATAATTCAAAATTAGCCTGCATTGCCATAAGTCCTGCAAGGAACGCTTTCCTTTGCTTCTGAATTTCTTTTTCATTATTAGCAATGTCAGCACGTTCTATAATAGGCTTGTCAATATACTTCGATTGTGCTTTTCGACCGTTTAGGCAATGGTCTACGGCAACAGATGTTGCTGCTAGTCCATATTCTCCCCACCACATCCACATTTCTCTGTCTCTCTGCTTCATTTCTAGCTTGTACGCTTCTGCATAAGGCTCTAAATCCGCAGGGCAGGAAGAATCTATATCTTTTACTGTAAATCCGTATCCTTTTGTGCATAAAAGCCACATAGGACGTACTTCTTTACAGTATATTTCCCATGTTAGTTCTCTGACTTCTCCGGTGCTTTCTTGGAGTTCTTCTCCTGCTCCTGTTTCAGGAGCTTCGCTAAAAAACCGTTTTCAAGCAGTTCTCCTTGCACATCAGCAAATAATTTCTGAATGTCAGATTCTTCAGAATCGAAATAATCATCAAGCATGGAATAAACCTCGCTTAACTTTGCTTCTTTCTGCTCTTTGTTGTAAGGGTCGAAACCGTATTCATCAGAGTGGTATTTTTGTAAACCGACAAGAATCAGTTCCGGCAGTAACATGAGAATGTTATTCACGGATTCAATGCCGTCTTCCTGCTTTTCAAGGCTTGCCAGTTTCTTGATAATGTTGTTTTTTACGGTTGCTTCGTAACCAAATTTAATGTTCAGTTCCTTTTCTCCAAATTTTACTTTCAGCATATTTTATCCTTTCCCCAACATTTTGTTGGAAAGGAGCCGCCCGAAGACGGCTCTCTTTTTGCTAAATTAATGTTTCATCTACCGCTTCATCAAAGTCAGCCACGGCAGTGTTATTTGTTTCTGACTGACTTGCTATTCCCCCGTTGTCAGTGCAACGGTAGCATCCAATCCCTTGTATTCCTCAATGGTAAGATTCATTTCGATCGTCAGAAGTTCGTTCTGTCCGATTTCGGGTTGTGGAATCTGCTCGGGCGGCTGTGCAACAACAAAGAAAGATTTCTCTTCTCCGGGAATGACAGTTTCAAACCACATTCTATTTCCGCCAGTAAGAGCCTTATAGGCTGTGATAAGTGCAGTCCATTCAGCCACGGTCTCTGATGTAAAGTTGACTGTGACTGCAAAAGATCCACCAGTATCTGCACGACCTTTTACATATCTGGTGATTGCATCTTCTAACGCAGAAGCATCAATCTGTTCCGGTTCAATGTTGATGCCGCCAATGGCATTAATTCTTGTAAGTTGCTTAAAACTTGTAGGTTTTGTTCCGGCGGTTGTCTCTGTACCATATCCGAAAGTAATACCTAAAGTAGAAATTCCGGCTGCTGCCATAATTTATACCTCCTTAAATTTGCATAAAAAAATAGAGCCGAATGGCTCTAATAGTTACAATTTATCATCAGCACCTACGCTTCTTCTGAACCGTGCAGTGCTTCTGTATGTGTCCTGCGAAGTATTATTGAACTCCGGCATGGAAGTAATCTGAAATCGCAGACGTTTGAAAAGACCGGCAACCGTAGCCATGATAGCTTCGGCTTCTTCCTGACTTTTGTTGGTTATCACATCCACCTGGTATGATGCTGTGATTCCATTAACCGAACGTGCTTCAAGGTCTTGTCCAGTCTCTGTAAACGGCATAGCATGAAAGTACACCGTAGGGAATGTAGGGTCTGACAAATCTTTACTTTTGTCTGTCACATAAGCTTTAGGATGGCTCTGTGGTATCTTCATTTTTAAGTACGATGCAATCTTTACTTTGAAATCTGATACCCATTGATATTCATTATCCACTACCAAACACCACCTTTGCTGTCTGTGATACAATATCACGAAGTTCTATTGCAGTCAGGTACATAAATGGTCTTGACGGCATACCTTCTGTAAAATACCATTTACCGTCATCCGCAGGATAAAACCAACCATATCTTCCATCCGCAAGTTGCCTTATGGTTTTTCCGCTTGCATACTGCCAATCAACACCTTCCGGTAGTTGATATGGATATGGCGACTGCTTTCCAACAACACCAGTACCAAACTCAACGAAAAGCGCATGGTCTGTACCGGCAACCACCGACCAAACACCGCCACCCTTTACAGAGCCAACGTATTCCGCATGAATGCTTTGCAAAAGTTCTGATGTAAAGATAGCATCAAGGTCAGCAATCTGCACTCTAGCAATCTCTACGCCCTTTTCTGCCAGCGTTTCTGCCAGTAGTCTACATTTATACTCTAAACTATTTTCATAGTCTCTAAGAGCCTTTACAGCCGCTTGTATGGACTTTGGGTCAAACAGGTTAATGTTGATTGTCTTTCCCATATCACTTCACCGTCTTTTGCAGTAAAAATAAATCTGCTGTCAGCCCTTCATCTGCAACGCCTTTGACAACATAGTCCGCAGTCTTGCTGTCCACAAGTCCGTCATCGTCATGACCTACTTCCGACTTCTTCCAGATAACATCCCCTGCCTTAATCGGCAAATAGCCTTTGTCGGTCACAATCTGACAATACGAACTGGAATCATCAATACCAAATTCCTTTACCAGTACTTCCGACAGCTTATTGCTGATGTTGGCAGAAAAAAGGACGGGTTCAGAATATCCGGTAGTTTCTCTCAAAACCACTGGAATCCTTTCTCCGTCCATCTCAATGTACTTTATTTCTCCGTTTTCGTCCCGGTCATAAATCGTGACTTTTTCTCCCTGCCGTGAGTACTTCATGTCCTGCTTGTTAATGTCAAGCATCTTTCTTCACCTGCTTGTAAATCTGATTTACACCAGTGCTTGCCAAACCGGAAACAATGCCTACCGCAATCGCATTCAGCACATCATTTGCCGGGAAATCCGGAATAACATACATTCCTACTACTCCGAGAATGCCACCGACAATGCCGACAACAACCGGGATGTAGTTATCTTTAATAACCGGAATCAGCTTCGCTCCAATACCGGCAAGATAGCAAATAACCACGATTGCAACACAAGTTCCTACCTGTGAAAAATCCATCATTCCTTACCTCCGTTCTCTTTAATGTTAAGTCTTTCCTCAATTCCATCAAGTCTATGATGTGCAGATGCCGTACTGGCTTCAACCTTTGTCAGCTTCTGTTCATGCTCTGCAAGCTCTTTCTTCATCTCTGAACGCTCGCTTTTCATTTCATTGATAGTATCAAGGATGGTGTCCAGTTTCATGTTGATGCGTGTGTTTTCTTTCACACGTTCCTCAATATCCTTTGTGTCTGTTCTTTTGCTGTTTTTCAGACCAATGTAGACGGAAAAACCGAGTGATAACACGCTTATAATGATTGCTGTAGATAACTCTATAGTCACATCATATACCGCCTTCCTAGTTTGTTGGCACACCGCCCACCACCCTTAAAGTGTGCCGCCTGCAACCTTATTACTGGAATCAGTAACATGGTCACGCACAATCTTCTAAACCCCTCGATTTCGATGGGGTTATAAAACTTTTGCAAATGGAAATACACCAACAAACAGATCCTCACGGTCTCTCCATGTTCTCGACACACCATTTTCTGAATAGCTTGCCATGAAGTTTTCACCGGCTTGCGATCTGTCATACACGACAAGATTAACCACAACGGACTGAAATTTTTTCATATCCGCAGCAATCTTCTCTTCCGTGTAGCTTTTCGGGTATATTCTCTTTGCTCTGATGTCGGCTTCTGCTTGACTGATAAGTTGTTCCAAAAGAGGATTTTCTTCCAAATGGTCAAACACGACCTCGGAACTTTCAGAATCAATATGAAATTGTTTCAGACGGATTTTTACTTGCTCCAAAGTCGTATATTCTGCCATGTGCTACCTCTTAAAGTTCAAACTTTTCAATCAGAATCTTTTTCAGTTCCGCACCGCTGATTTCTTCCGCACCTGAGACACCGTGTTCTGCGGCTAACTTCTGCAAGTCTGCCGTAGACATACGGTTGATTTCCGTCTTAGTATATGCGGTTTCCTCCGGGATTTCTTCTTTTACTTCGGTGACGGTTTCCTCCGGGATTTCTTCTCCCGGAAGATACCATTTGCCTTTGTATTTGACTTTGTAATCAAATTTCATCAGCATACCTCCGATTAGTAGCACTTAATTACATAGGTGCTATCCATTCTCTCGTAGGAAGGCAGTACGATTTCTGATACTGTAGTCTTGGTTTGTACGGGATCCTCTGTTACGCTGACAGCAACAGCAACACCAGTATTCACAAGTCTTACATCTGTGGCAGGATTACCCATGAGTGTACGCTCTTCGGGAGTAGTGCCGTACCATGTACTACCCAGTGCACCGTTAGGAATAAGGGTCGCAAATCCATCAGGATAAAACTTATGAGCAGTTCCGCTTTCATCCTTGTACTGCTTAGTGTATACAATGATGCTAATGCCAAGTTCGGTAGAGAAAAGTTCCTTTACTCTCGCATCGGTCATAAATACATTTGCGGTTGTATTCTGTGCAAGAACAGCACTCTTGATCTTTTTGTTCTGTTTTAAGTAGTTCATGGTCTTCTTAGAGACAATCATGATGGAAGGTCTCTCGCCAGTAGCTTCTTCTACGGCATCAATGGCTACGGAAACATCATCCATAGGATCAGAGTTCTCGGTATCAGACCACTTATCGGTCGTAGTTGTAAGTTCTGCAAAGTTGTTGGCTTTGTAGGTTCCGTTAGGGTCATAGTTATAAGCGTAGGTTACACCGTCAGCCTGAATGGAAATCTTAGGAGATCCGTCACTGGGTGCAAGCAGCTGCATAATCATACGTTCAGGAACTACATCAGCACCTTCCACAAGAGTATTTGCATCATCAAAAATTCTGCTTAATACTTCTGCTGCGTAAGGGTCTGTGCTGTCCTTAATACGCATGATTTCCTGTTCGTCCTGTTCTTTGATAATCATAGATTCACGGAAGAATGCCATTTCTGTCTCTTGCATCTTGAATCCTTCACGGCTTCTGATAGTGGAAACTGCATCAAAATTAGATGCTTTCAGGGTAACAGGAAGTCCATTAGAAGTCTTAATCCACTTCAAATCCAGTCCCATTTTCTTCTTGGCGGGGAATAAGCCGGAACCAAGATATGCAATTTTATTACTTGCAACTTCTGTATGCACAAGTGCGATTGCTTTCGCATTGTAGGCATCTCTAATGTTCATTATTTCCTCACTTTCTACCGCTATCTTTCAGCGGTCAGCGGCTACATCTGTCTGTAGTCGGTTTCAGTTATTCAAATACAATCAGTGATAATCCTGTCTTTACACCATCGGCAATGGTAATACCTGCATTTGCGTTAGCATTTGCTTCATTTACACAGGCAAAAGCCTTAATGATAGTTCCGTTGGGGTTGCTATCGTAAACATCGTTAAGCAAAATACCTACTGCTGCATCATCGGTGCTTCCGCCATTTACTTTCTTTCCTGTCGCACTAATAGGATTACCAGCCTTGCACACACCATTAGTGAAAGCACTTGCATCCAGTTTAATAGGAACAAATAATTCACCGCCCAGCTTTCTCTTAAGAATTTCTAACTGGGTAGTTACACTTGTTTCAGAGAATTTCATTTTGTGTACCTCCTTATAAGTACTGGCTAACTACAGCTTCGGCTTCTTTGTTTGTTCCAGCTAAAGTCTTGCCAATCTTTTCAGCCGCTTTTTCGGCTTCTGTTTTTTTGTCATCTTTTCCACCGCCAGCAATTCCACCTCCAGGATTAGTAGATCCGTTTGCAATCTCCTGCTCCTTGGCTTGTGCCGCAGCAGTCTCTTTATCAGAGATAATTTTTCCGAGAACATCAAAATCAAAACTGCCGTCATCCTTTACAACCTGTGCCGCCTGTTCTGATGTGATTTTGAATTTGTCAGCCGCACTTGTACGCTGAGTTGCTAAAGTCTGTGCTTTTTCCAACTCTGCGATACGATTATTTGCTTCCTCTAACTGCTTCGCTGCCTTTTCCTGTTCGGAAAGATTTTGGTCTTTCATGGCATTAAACTCTTTTTCAATGCCCTGTAACCGTTCCAGTTCAGCATTGTTTTTGGTTGCCTTGGCATTTGCTGTCTGAACATCTTTGCCGTTTTCGGCAATAACCTTTTCAATCTGTTCATCAGTTAATCCCATTGCCGCTAAATCTTCTCTCTTCATAAATTACCTCCGTTATGTCCTACGTTTTTTTACGGTGCAACGACACCGAGTGACATTGCCGATTTGTACGCTCACGGCTTTGCGAATTTTTATAAAATAAAAACAGCTACCTATTTCTAGGCAACTGTTTTATTTTGCATTTGTTTTACTATTTCCTGTGCTTTCGCCATCTGCTCTTCTATATTGATAATGTCAGCAGTTTTCCACAGAGCATCAAGGTAAGGCTTGGAAAGGTTGAAAGTCTTTTCACAATCTCCCCAAAGTCCAACCGTTTTGATTGCAATAAGCGGATGAATACCACACTGCAGAAGTTGCAGTAATGTCTGCGACTTGGTATACATATTATCTTGTGGACTGTGGTTAATCTGCACATCAAAATCTCTAAGAGTGATTTTCAGATCTTCTTTCTTAATGCGAATAACATTCAGCGCAACCTTGGCCAGTCTCTTCTCTGCTGTCTTAACAACCGGATCCTTAAGCCTTGCTCTTGATTTTGAAAAATCCCATCCGTTTCTCAGCTCAACCGCACCCTGCGTATCACCGCCAGTGTTTCCTTGCTTGTTCGGTATTCCCAAAATTGAAAGTGCGCTGTCTGTTAAATCATCCTTGGAAACCTGTGTCTGCGTTTGGTCAAGCTCCTGAGACATGACATCCACATCAGACTTATTGTCTTTATTGATGGACTTTACAACCAACGCATGGTTCATCTTCATTTTTTTGAACTCTTCTTCGTCAATCTCACAGTTTACAAATTTGTACCATGCCTGGATAAACTGCTCTATGCCGTCCATTCTGTTTGACTGCGTATTATTGATTGCATCCAACAGATCTATAACAAGTTCAATATCAGACAACCGCTCATGGTTGTTCGGAAATTCTACAATCGGAATACCACCAAATCCGTGAAGTTTCCATGTATCAGGAACAACCGCACTGTTTTTTATCTTACATTCATGGGATTCCGTGTAGCAGAGTTTGTACCACTCTCCATTTTCATCTTTTAATTCCTGTACCGCCAAAATCGGCTCTTCGGAACTGCGGTTGTAAATGACAAACGTGTTCAGAGGATTAGGTGCAACCACACGGATAGGCACATCTCCATTCACAATCTGAATAGCTTTGAATGATGTTCCGGTTGCCGACTGCCACTCACCAGCTTTTATGTCTTTCTCGTGCTTATTTGCATCTGCTAAGTAATCATTCAGTTCATCTACTGCCTTATTTACAGCTTCATCATCTTTTCTGCTGACAAACTGAATAGGCTCTCCGTAAGTCTGAGCGACCTTGAATTGCACCCATTCAAAAGAATGGTTCTCTACTACTCGATTGGTGATATCCTCATTTGACAGCTTTGTTCTGTATAGTACCGGTTGATCTCCTTTGTAGTACTCCCACAAGTACTTGATAACTGGCTTATTGTAATAAAAAACACCGATGCAATCACCGATAACCTTTACAATGTTGTCTTCGGTTATCTGCTCCACATCCGTATATGCAATTTTTCTACCGTGACAACCCTTTACAAGGTCTTGAAATTTCATAGTGTTCATATTTTCACCTACATAAATGTCATTCCGCTGCTCTGATCTCTTTTTGGAAGTTTCTTGATCTCACGTTCTCCGGTCTCCGTATGGTAAACAACCATTTTATTGCAATTCCGGCACTTATATGTCTTGTCGATGTGTGATTTTGAACTGCATTCACCGACCAACCTTCCGCATCCCGGACAGTACACTCTAATTTTTTGGTTAAAAATCATAAATACCTCTTTTCTGCGCACAAAAATACCGCCCACATAACGTAGACGGTATTTCCGGTCATTCACCTTTTAGGAGGATTAGAAAACATCTTGAATACTTTCGTCAGTTTAACATTACCATTTTTTATATATGACATTCAATGACATCATTCATTCAAATATCCTTCTCCGTATTTCTTTTCAAACTGTTTCAATGCAGTTCCGTGAAGTCTGACAACCTGTCTCCATGAATATTTCATTTCTGTTGCGATCACTTCAAAAGTTTTCTTTTCTATGTACCTTGCGAACAGAATATTGTATGTGTTTTCATCTTCCATGCTGTCTATCTGCTGTATGATTTTCTCTTTTTTATCGACAAGTTCGTCCACCATGCCATCTATTTTCCGTTCCATTTCATCAATTTTGGCATATTTTGTTCCTATTTTGTCAAAATTCGGTGTAGTCTGTACCCTTTCACCGCTTTGCGGAGCAGATATGCTTACCGCCATATCTTTGAGTTGTGCGATTTCCGTGAGTTTATTATTTATCATCCGATTAAGGCGGCTTATCTGCCCTAAATATTCTTTGGTTGTCATATCAATACCTCCGTCCGAAAGAGAATGGGTTTTGAATTGCTTCTGCTCTTGCCATTCTTTTATTTCCGTAAATCATGTCACATAGTTGTGCCGTAGAATCTATCCCGTCATCATGCTTCATTTTCCCTTCAAAAGTAGCAGACAAAATATTTTGAAAATACTTTCTGTACTCTTTTGTTTGATATTTCATGTCCACAAAATGAAGTTTTCGTATGTCTGGAGCATGATTTTTGATTCTATCCATTTTTGCAGTCTGATTGTCTGCCGGATCATGACTTGTGTTAATAGGATATCCGTCTTTTTCCCATATCTTTTCACAATCTGTACGGTATGCTGATGTTGTCTTTGTTTCCTCAAAATGGACTTCTGCTGTCTTATTATTAAATTTATCTAAATGTCTTTCCATTCGTGAAGTAACTTCCGGTATGGTAATTTCCTTATCACCGTCATTGTAGACAACATCAGTGATATAATGTTCTCCGTCAATCTCATAGCAGATAGGCATTGATACAAAATCACCGCCACCATAAGCAGGGTCATTAGCTGCAAATATCCTATCAGGTCTTATTCCTTCAAGTTCTGCCGGATTAAAGAAATTCATCATATCGACATTGAACATCTGACCTTTTCTTTCAATAGGCTCCTGTTGATACTGTGCAAACCATGATGCCATATCGTCATTGTTCTCAAAAGATGCCATACGTCTTTTGTAATCAAGAGTTGTATATCCCAAATGATACGGATAATCAAAATTGCTATCTCCGTTTTCATTTAGTGCAGGAATAATAACCTCTCTGTGCCGTATGCCTTTGTATTCAGGATCATTTTGTAATAGGTCTAACCGTCTACCTTGAACGTCCTTTTTCGCCCAACGTGTTCCTATCCCCAACAATTTAGCCTTTCCAGGCTTAATTCTCGGCATAAAGTTGTTGTCGAATTTTCCCCATACAGTATTTTGCCTATCTTCACTCAATGCTTCATCAATACCGCTGAATAAGTCATCATAAACTCCAAGCCCGTCACAGTCACAAGCACCATTCAATGTTCCGTAAATGCTTCGCATGGTAAATGTTGGGTATGTCTTTTTACGGATAAGGTCTACTGTCAAATCTTTTCCATCAGTGACTAACTTTTTCTCAACTATGCTTGGATATATTTCAGCATATGTGTATGTCGGGTCTGTAATCATTTCTATGATGCCGTCATAGTAACCACCAGTAATTTTGTCCGAATATGCCGAATACAGATTAGACCGTTCCGGTCTGTTAGAGCCGAACCACAGATTACCCATTTTTACTATTTGTGTCTTACCGATTCGTCCGGGACAAAACACCATTCCTTCATCAAGCACATCATCGTACAAATCTTGAATAAGCTGTGCTACCTGCCGTAATGGATTTATTCTCGGCTGATAAAATCTCTCTTCTACCGGTCTGTTCTTTTCCATGTATAGCATGAAGCTTTCAAATCGGTAATGTGCTTCAATCAGAAGAGTTTTGTAATAGTCATCAACAAGGCTGTATTTTTCTTCATGTTGTTGGCTGTATTTTTCAAGGTCAAGTATTCTACCTCCTGTCCTTTCCATGCAAAAACGCTCTACAATGCCTTTAGAACGGTTTGTTATCTGTAAGCCATAAGTTATATCCTTTTCACCGTTTATAGCCACTCTACAGGCTTCTATGTACGCATCAATGACCTGTTCATCAATTCCCTTGCGCTGTATGTAATTGTCATAGCTGTTTACTGCCGATATAAGGCTCTGACTTGCCAATATAAAAGAGCCTCCTTCCCTAAAATTTTGGAAACTTGGCTCTCTGCGTAGGCACTCTACGACTGGTGCTCTGAAATGCTATATTTATCTGCCATATACGGCATTATTGTTCCACTCGACTTCCTGTTCATCAAGATATTTATGGCGTACCATATACCTCTGTATCTGCGATTCCGGGTAATTTACAATCTGTCCTGTCGTTCTCACATACACATCATGGCTTGCTTCTGCTCCTAAGAGTGATTTACACCAGCTTTTAACCACAACACCTATCTGATTTTCCTCGACAACAACAATATCTCCGAAACAAAATTTCATCGTTCTACTCCGATTATATTGATTTTCCCACACTTTGGACATTTGATTTCAGCCTGTCCGTTGAATTTACCTAACAGGCGGTTGCATTTGCTACAACGATGTTCGGACAGTTTTACATAAAAACATTTTTTCAAAGCTTCCTCGTCTTCCTTTGTATCTGCCACTACAATCGGGTCTTCTCCCAGTGTTGTACATTCAATTTTTACATTTTCAATATTACCGATGTTTTTAGATGTGACCTGTCGAAACGCATCACGTTCTATGCTCTCAATTACTGCCGTCATACTCATTTTTTCATCCACCTACTTTCATATCAAGCATATATAATATTTCCTGTTCGGATACTTCTTTTGCTCCTTCTCTAACATGAAACAGTATTTCCATTAGTTGTTGATTATCTTTATCCGTCATTCTGTTTTTATCAATTGTTTCATCGATGCAGTAATATAAACAATTCCCATATCCAACACCTAAACGACTTCCATAAAATGATTTTCCAACAATATCATAATTTTCAGTTTTTAAAATATCGTGCTGATAATCTAAATCGCACCACTTTTTATTATCTTCCAGTTTCTTTTGAAGATATTTTAAGAAATCTACTACTCTTTCTTCTCTATCACTGATGTATAATATCGTGTCTTTCATTTTATTTCACAATCCTTCTGCTTTCTTCCATCACTTTACAGTTCCTTGCAAAATCTCTTTCAATAAAACTTTGCGGTATCCTTCCAAAATTTTCCAAAGCGTATTTTTCTACCGCTTTTTTTGGAAACATCTATACTAAAATTTCGTAATGCTTCTGTTTGCGGTTGATAGTCTTTCAATTTATTCATCATCAAATCCTCCGTAACCCATGCAGACGGAATCGAACCGCCGACACACATCCTATGCGGATGCCGCTCTTCCACTGAAGCTATGCATGGAAATCGCACCGTAAAACCTTTTATGGCTTGCGCAAGCCATAACCAAATGTGCACCGCCTACTTGTCACTGACTATCCACAATCTCACAGTCTTGTCTGTTCTCTACTTCATAGGCTTGGTTTTTCGCTAAACATATGTGGCTTACGTTTTAGCTAGGGAATAGTTGCCGTGGGAGTCGAACCCACCCGACCCAAACAATGTACGACTACTTTTGAATCTGCAAATTCTACTCGCAGAAGTGTTTTTCGTTGACCGATAATGAGCAACTACTATCCATACATCTCCCATCGACCGGAACTATTGCAGTAGTACCCGGCTAAGTGGAGATAAAGATAAACGCCGTACACAGGATTCGAACCTGCAAGCCTTTTACAGCCAACGGTTTTCAAGACCGCTCCCTCACCACCCGGACATACGGCAAATATAGCATGGTTAATTGCTAGAACAGGTATCTCAACTCACAATTATGCATATCCCCCTGCGAACAATGATATGCGTTCCCGCTCGTATAAACGCAGTGTGTAGGATTCGAACCTACAAGGCGAATAAACGCCCGGCGGCTTAGCAAGCCGTTCCAATACCATTATGGGAACACTGCATCTTGATGGTGCGATTTCTTGAAACAATCCATCCATTACATCTATCCACCACGCACCTGCCGAATAGTGTTTTTTATGGATTTAGTGAAATTGGGATGATGGGACTTGAACCCACAGCCTATGCCTTAGAAGGACACTGCTCTTTCCATTTGCGCTACATCCCAATGTGCGTTTCCATAAGCTGTATGCCTACATTTAAGGCGCTGACACAGCGCAACACTTATGGCTATTTTTATTTTCGCAGGACATCCGCCAGTTACCTGCTAGCCGGTTGCGATCCGACATCGTGGGGAAAGAAGGAGTCGAACCTTCGGTGTTTCTAATGTCACGGTTTTACAGACCGCTGCAATCGCCACTATGCATATTTCCCCAAAACCTGTGCCGTATAACCACGACTAAACTTCTGGCACACCTATCTGCTACCTACCGATTATTGCAATCACGGTATCGTCTTATCGACGCAGATAAATTTTTTCACCGCTATATGGTTGCAATGCTTCAAGCGGTTACGTGGAAAACCCTCACGAGCCTTGCGACGGCTCTTAACAGCATTCCGCTATGAGGTGAAAGGAGTATTCCATGTAGATGGAATATTCGCAGATGGCAAAGACCGAAAGAAGAAAACATCTGCGAAACAGGGTTAGCTGGATTCGGACCAGCGAATGCAGCAGTCAAAGTGCTGTGCCTTACCGCTTGGCGATAACCCCAAACTCCGGGAGAGAGACCATCTGCTCCCGGATTATTTTCGTGAACCACTTTATTCAAAATTGTCACGCCTGCGCATGGTACTTTTTTAAATAGGGGAAATATTTGTCATTTCCCACACGCAGGCTCCATACACTTATCGTGTCTTGACTTCAACGGTTCGTAGGCATTCCCCAGCCGTAAACGAGCCGCAAGCTGTTTAGGTTTTATGAATTTCACCCACTCTGTTCTCCAAAATGGGATAATTCGCATAATCTCCGGTAACCACATAGTTTTTGTAGCTATACCCACATAAAAGTTATTCCAAATGCAAGAAACATTGCAGTTGCAAAGAAGAATACTCCGTCTGATGCCGTTTTCTGCTTTGGAGCATATAATGCACTTGCTATTGCGAAAAACGCCATTACTGCAGTTGTCATAATTTTCAAAATTATGAATAAAATCATGTTAACTCTACCTCCCACACAAAGTAATTTGCAATCAGCAATATCAATCCGAACGCAATGCCAAGCACTCTTGAAATCGTATCTGCACTAGAATCCCGTGCAATCTGAAAACAACTTCCGCAAATAGTAAGTAATGCTGTTGAAGAACATACTTTTAAGAATTTCCTGATTATGTTTTTCATTTTTTCTTCGTCCTTCCTTCAATTTCATCGATCATTGCCATTACCAGTGCTTTGGCAAACTGACTATTGTTGTGCATTTTTATCAGCAAATTTCCTTGCCGGATAAGATACGACCAGTCATCATCCGTTTTCGGATTAGCACACTCTTTATGAATTTTCCAAACCTCTGTGTAAATCTCTTTAATCTCCGGTGGCAATTCACATTTCTCCTTAACTGGCAAATCTTCTTTAGGTTCTTTATCAATCCTGCTCTTTTGGTGCTTCATCTGACAGCTAACCATTCCCGTAACGTTCTCACGGTCTCTCTTGATTCCGTGACCTTGCAGAAACAACTCACATTGCAGGACTTCACCGCATTTTGAACATTCGTCTTTTATCTCTTTCCCAAATATCTGCATACACTTAATCTCTACCAGTGACTACCGCTCTTAAAAATACTCCGATGATGAACAGGATATATACCCATGCAGGAGCATGTAATTGAAACAGTATCCATGCTAAAACTATGTAAATGAAAATCATGTGGTACACCTCCTAAGGGTCTTTTTGTTTTTGAGGAAATTTGAGGGACTAAGTAGGGGCTGTGCGCTGGTCCTGTCAGACCCCCTCCCCCGGTGTGCTATGCGGCTTTTCAACTATGCGTTAAACACGTCTTTATAGAATAGTTTATTGATAAATTTCTAACTATCCCATATTTCCGCACGTTTCCGCTGTTGTTGCTACTCATTTGCATCTATGTTGCTATCGTCATACGTTCCGGAATCGGTCAACATTGATGTATTTTGTCCAAAATTTGTGTCTAATCGTGGAAGTTGGTCGGCTGTCCTGGTTATCTTGTGTACAATCTCTTGCTGTGTGGTCTGTTTCCGCCCGTGGTCGTTGTTTAATCGTTCCGTTGCTCCTAGAGCATTCCGCAGGTTAAAAGCAACAAGTTGATCGCAATCTGCATCATCTAACCAATTTACAAAAGCTTTTCTGACCTCGTCCATGCTCGATGTACTTGATTTAGTCCTCCAGGCACTTAAAGCCTGTTTAGATATCCCTGTTAATATCTTAAATGTATCAGCTGTAGCAGTCATATCATAAGCGTTGGCTAACTCTCTAAGATATAAATAAACCTCATACAACAGATCTATGTTGTACGCATTGTAGTTAGTTAGCATTTGGTTGATACTATTATCCACTACGTTTTGGGGTATATCTTTTAATACATTACTAGGTCTTATATAATTGTTATATATATATTGCATGGCACCATTAAAAACCGGTTGCCGTTGTGATCTCATGTCATCGATGCCATAAGCTGCACAATAATCGTCAAAGTATTTCCGGATATTTTTTTTAATCTCGTCAATGTTTGGAATCTCTCTGACGTCCTGCACCGCTCTGCACCTCCTAAAAATCTGCAATAAAAAAATCACTAAGCATCACTCAATAAACCTATGTCTTTTGATCTCCTCCACAGATCATGTAAAAACATAAATTTACAAAAGTGATCAGCTAGTGACTTCTGATCGGTTCCGGTCTGTCGGCTCCGGTGGTCTTGGTTACAATCTGGGCGGATGCATATCCAGAGGGGGTTGGATCTGTACCGCTGTCACTCGCACCGTGTTAACGTCGGCTCCCTAACTGCTTTTATCATAACACAAGACCTATTTATAAATCCACAACAACCTTTTACGTATTTGATGATTTGTTGTTGTGGTATGTCTGCCGGTGATCCTGAGTATATAAAAATCATATGCTTAAAAAATATCATCCGGTTAAATTTGACAAATGGGATTTTTTGACAGACAGATAGGTAATTTTTGCAGATGGGTACATGGTGGCAGATGGTCAGCTCTAGTATTTATATATACTTGGTTATACAATGTCTTTCTGCACTTATTTATTTTTATTTTATCTAACCTTTATTTTATCTAATCTCCTTTTATTTAATCTGCGTCTACAAAATGTCTACAATTTGTCTACAAAATTTAGCACGTTAAAATATCGCAGTGAAAATAGATCAAGAAAAGCAGGCTGTTGCACCTGCTTATAGATTACGATATTTTGATTTTAGCTTCTTCGCTCCGCTGAATATTTAATAACAAGGGTTTTCTTTTGCCAGCTCCCAAACCTCATTAAATTTTTGCTCGTGCCGTTTTGCATACTCGTCAAAAAATTGCTGATCTGTGCACGGTGCAAGATCTCCGTGTATCTCCTCTCGCAAATCGTCATCCATAAAAGATACCGACAAATCATAATCAATGTTTACTCCATACTCGTTTACTACTGTTTTTCTCATTTTTGCCACCTTTTAACCTTTCATTTTTAACAATATGTACTGTATCTTTTCCGCCTGTCCTGTAATCGGTTCCAGCGCTCGTCCTCTAATTGTTTCTTTTTCTGTACCAAATTTCTGTGGTATTCCGGATCCAGTGAACGAAGACTACACGCCCTAATAAATAGTTTTTGCAGCAACGTTTTGTCTGCAAATTTCTGCCGATCCGCTATCAGTTGTGCAGCATCTGTGTAGCTTTCCACCTCTGGGATAACTTTGGCTTTTAACTCTTCCCACGCTTGCCGCTCGAATTTGTCTTTTATCTGCGGTTCATACCACGGGAAAAACGCTCTACAAGTCGATACGATCCGGGCGGCTTTCTTTGCTGTGATCTGCTCCGGTGTTCCTTTCATGTAATTTGCTCCTTTACGTTGATAATTCTGTGATTGTAAATTTTCCCACTCTAAATCTTGGATTGTCCTGGCGCCGATTTGACACGCACATACAAGCGCCGTTAAGCCTTGCCTTCTCCCCTTCAAACTGAAATATCTCGTCTTCGTAGTAAGTGCAGCTTACATTCTCTTTTAGGTTGTAAGCATAACCTTCTACTAAATATTTCTTTTTCATGTCGTCCTGCTCCTTTCGTTTGTTTGTAATTGTATTGTACATTGCTCAATTTATAATGTCAATACATTATTTATAAATTACTCAATATTTTTCATTTTTGCTTTTATTGCCTCTAATATATAAGCGTTTAGGCTTAAGCCGTCCTTTTCTGCTGCTGCTCTCACCTGGTCCCTGTATCCATTTGGGAGCATGACAGACACCCGATCATATTTAGATTTGTTGTATTCGTTTTGCTTGTTATAACGCTGTTCTAATTTTCTTTTTGCTTCCAATAGTTCCATTTTGTACACCTCCTTTTGCTTATTATATTATACTCAATTTAATTTATCAATATATAACATTCTTTTTGTACAAATTACTCAATATATTTATTGTTTAATTGTGCAATATGCTATTTTAAAACATATTACTCAATTTATATTGACTTATGCAATTACTCAATATATAATGTAACTACAAGGAAGAAGAAAAGACAACGAGAGAACGGAAGTAAACAGCTTTTCCAGTAGCTAAAGGAAAGTAGGGTTAGAAGATGCGGGCTGTTGAAAACTAAGAGTATCGTGAATCTACACTGGGATGGTGAGTCGCTTTTTCCTTGTAAATTAAAGGCACCGAGAAAGGAGAATATCAAGATGGATAGAAAGGAATTTTTAGTAAAAATGATCCGTGTTATGAAGGGCTTTAACACCGCCCAAGAAATAAAGGAAGAATATGATTATTTGTTGTCAAATTGTGATGACAATCCGCAGATCACTATGATTGTTCATATAAAAAATTGGCTCCGTTTTACTTTTAATGAAAGAGATCCACAATTTGTTATTTGGGAACGGTTGGAAAAAGAAGGTTTATAATATTTAGCTGTACTATCAGTCATGACGTGGAGAAAGGTGAAAAAAATAACATGAATATAAATTTATCTGATGAAACGATCAAGACAATTGAAAAGGCGTTGCTTACTAGACAGTTTCTTTTTAAAGAAAAAATTGAATTGGCCGCATATACCGGAAAAATTTATGAAGATCGTGTATCTGAATTTAAGTCAGAGCTTGCGCGGGTAGAAATCGCTATATCAGAATTTAATACATCAATTAATCTCAAAAAATAAAAAAGCCGGTGACCACCTACCAAGCGAACACCGGCACCAATCAAAAAAGAAAGGTAGCTATATTATAGCACAGGTAAAAAGAAATGAGAAGAACAAACAGCAAGGAAGTTAAGGCAGCAGTTAAAAATTATTTAGTAGAGGTTGCACAGAGCGAAGAGCTTAACACAATTAAGGACATTAAGGAAAAGTTTATAAGTGAATACGGCTGGGCGATTGCAAGACTTGGAGAGCGTAACGCTTGCATAGAATGGTTAAGAGGTTTAGGCGTCGGCGTTGATTATAGTTATTATGACATCATCCATCTTATGGCTGAATGGTTAGACGAAAGCACAGAAGAAGCCGAAAAGTGGCTTGACAAGCGCGGCGATAGACTTTACTGGGATTTATTAGCAAGGGAGATTTTAGCAAGCAAATAATCGGCAAGGTTGGTTTTCACCGGGGTTCGATTCCCCGGCTTGCCTTTACCCGGAAACGGAAAAAATTGAAAATGCGGAGGAGCGAGAAAATGAAAATTATAGAAAAATCGAAAATGCCTGACGGCACAGAAATACAACTAGAGGATTGGCACGACAAAAACACAAAAGATTATAATGATTTATACGGTTATGTAATAGGTGTATATCCAGTTGCTAAAAATTCCGGTCGTTTTGGTTGGGTAAAATCCGGAGAAAAATTTAGAATATCAATTAATTATAATAAATATGCAAATTATACTGATGAAATGGTGTTGAATGATTTTGAAGCGTTAAAAAATGGAGAAAAAACATTATCAGATTTAAAAGATCATTTTTTTAATAACTTTAAAGATCAATTTTATTTAGGAATCATAGATTTTGAACCTTGACAGCCGCCGCAGAGGATGCCCGCCGGATCACTACCGGCGGCGGTTTTATGGGTGAAATTTACCCAAAAATAAAAAAAAGGAGGTTACCATAGGATGGAAGAAAAGAACATTGAAAGACTATACAAGCTGTTAGAGTGTGCGGAGCGAGAGAAAGACACGGAGACAGCCGCAGTTTTGCGATGGGCAATTTTTGAACTGGAAAACAGATAAAAGACGGCTTGCAACCGTCTTTTTGTCGTGTTCCGTTGGATCTGCTGCCGTCTGGCGGTCTATTTGTGTTACTCTTCCACCGGATCCGGTCAGATCCTGCGCCCAGATATATTGACGGCTTGCGCTGTCTTGGTGTACAATCAAATATTACAAGGGGATTATACAAAATGCGAAAATTGGGAATCGGTCATGTATACGATATCATGGAGAGCGTAGCGGATGCCGGGGAGCGGCTGGAAACCGTCATAAAGGTTGAGAGTGCCGCCGGTGGTCTGTCTGCGGAATCTGCGGAGCTGTTGCGGTCTGCGTATGATTCCATGCTTTCTGCAGTCGGAGACCTTGCGAAAGCTGCGACACGGTGACCGTGTGACAGGTCCAGGACTCGCACCGCAAAAGTGAACAGGTGTTCCGTACCTTGAATCGGTCTGAAAAAATCTGCGAAAAAACTATGAAAACGGATTTTTCAGCTTGAAAAGTGCTACCCCGGGGGGATTGAAAATTTTTAGCACGAAAATTGTAGAAAAATTTTTCTTTCAAAAACCTCTGAAAACGAGATTTTCGGTTGAAAATGCAGACCCACGGGGGTATCAAAAGAAACACATTAAAATTTTTTCAATACTTCACATCTATTTATCGACAGAATACCACAAATGTGTTAAAATTTTATAAAATTCAAAATGAAAGGGGTAATTACTCTATGAAACAAAGTCCTTTAGGAATCACTTCAATGGTGCTTGGTATTATAAGCATCCTCACAGCTTGTATAGCTTTTGGCATTGTGCCAGGTATTATAGGCTTGATACTCGCTATTATTGCTCTGTGTCAAAAAGACAGAAAGCACGGAACAGCTATCGCAGGTCTTGTGTGTTCTGTTATCGGAATTGTAATTTTTGCCATTATGGCATTGTTTGTAAATAGTGTATCCGATAGTAACAAGGAATCTACCGGCACACAGGCATCTGTTTCTGCAATACAAGAAAGTTCTACCGCAGTATCAGAAAGTACACCGGAATCAAAGGTTGAAGAGGTAGAAGCACCCAGTGGTACTGTTATTTCTCCCGGTTACACATTCGATGCGGACGGCTTGCAAGTCACTATTAATGATTTTGACCTTGACTACACTGATTATGAGGATGAATACGGTTGGAACGCTCCTGCTGATGGAACAAAATACATTATGATTGATGTTTCCTATCAGAACAACAGTAAAGATGATAAGTATGTAAGCATCTACGATTTCCAGTGCTACGCAGACGATACAGATTGTGAACAAAATTACAGTGTTGTTGATAGTTCTTCGTTGAATGCAAATCTTTCAAGTGGCAGAAAAACATCTTACAAGATTGCATTTGTAGTTCCGCAGGATGCGCAGAGCATTGAACTGGAATACGAAACAAGTTTATGGACGGGTAACAAAGAAGTTATCAAATTACAATAGAATATAGGATTTTAAGGGCATCCGAAAGGGTGCTCTTTTTTTTGAAAAAGTACTTGACTTTTCTTTGTGTCCACATTATACTTTACTTGTACCCACAAAGAAAGGAAGTGAAAACATATGGGTATTCATAAAGGAACAAAGTTGACTGACAATCCTAAAAATCACATTCTTAAATTTCGGTGTGATGATGAAACTTCTGAAAAACTGGAATATCTTGCTGAAAAGAAAGGAATTACAAAATCGGAGGTTGTAAGAAAAGGGATAGAAATGCAGTACGACAAAGAAAAAGAGTAACCAAATTTCCCTCGACAAGCATTGACTACTCTTACACGCCACTCTCAAAGTCCTTATTTTTATGAAAAAGTGCTTGACTAATTTATGTCACACGTATATAATAAAGGTGTGACAAGAAAGGAAGTGAAAAATTTGTCACCAGTAGGTAGACCAAAGGCTGAAAAGCCAAAGGCTAACCGCTTTAGCATAAGGTTGGATGATGAAACAGAACAGAAATTAGAGAAATATTGTGAAGAGCATCAGATAACCAAAGGCGAAGCAATAAGGCAAGGTATACACTTGCTGTTAGCAAAAAAATAGAGTAACCGTTCCACCAACCAAAGCATTACGGTTACTCTCCCACTCCCAAAGAAGTGATAACTTATTTTAACATCTTCTTTTGGGAAAATCAATCAAAAGGAGAAAAAATCATGGACAAATTTTTAGAAATCGTATTCGAAAGTCAGATTATCAACACTGCGGAAAAAGGAGATAAAGCATCAGAATATTTTAAGCCGTTCTTTGATAAGTTGCAGGGAATCGTGAGTGAAAAGGTCTTTGAAGAACTCATGGATTCTTTTTCAGAATGTGAAGTGAATACTATTAACTACTATGCCGTAGAGGGAATGAAGCTGGCAATCGGTATTATGAATGGTTCTTACGTTCCACAAATTTAGGAGGTAGCATATGACGGAACTGGTAAACGTTGAGGGAACAGAGTTAAGTATTAGAGAATACAATGGTCAGAGGGTTGTTACATTTAGGGATATTGATGAAGTGCACCGCAGACCTAGCGGAACTGCAAGAACAACATTCAACAGAAACAAAAAACATTTTTCAAAAGGTGTAGACTACTTCGTATGCCAAACATACGAAGCAAAATCATTGTTCGGAATAATTGCTCCTAGTGGTCTTACTGTTCTTACAGAGCGTGGATATCTTAAAGTAGTGAAGCCGTTTAATGATGATTTGTCATGGAAAGTGCAAGATGCTCTTGTGGATGCTTATTTTGCGGTAAAGAATCAGCAACCGACCACAGCAATCGAGGAAAAGCCGACATTAGAGTTTGAAACAGACTGGTTCTGCATCAACCGTGGCAAAATCAATTACATCTGCCGTTGCTACGACATTACATCAAAGGAATATATGCACCACTTACTTGAAGTTTTGGGAAGAACATATAATTTTGATGAAGCAAAGAGAATTTACAGCGCAACGACCGGAAACTGGAAATGCAGAAATTCCGAAGTAATCACATACTTCCCACAGCTTTCAGAACTTGCATCTAAAATTCTTCAGCAAGATGTTGATAACTGTGCAACAGAAGAGACCCCATAACAGGGGTCTTTTCTATGCCATTATTTGAGCGACACCGTGTCGCTCAATTATTCTATTGTACGTTAAACGTACCGTAGAAAATTATTAGTGTGGCAAACAGTCACATTGCCATTCCAACAAGTCCACTTATCAGTTCATCAGCCAACGCAAACACTTCTCTGCCGTAGGTTGCCAAAAAATCAGCAACAATCTCTTCTGTCTGAATATCCATAGTCAGATTGTAGGACAGGCAGAACGCATGGCACAATTCATGGCACAGCACACGGTCATAGAAATTGCCATGAATCATATTTGATATGTAAATATCTCTTGTGTTCCTGTCTGTCATGCCAAACGTATATGTACCGTCAGAACGCATCAGCATAGGGCTGTGACTGCGTACACGGCTTAAATTCCAGTCCATTCCATTTATCGTGAACAACTTACCACCTCCAACATAAAAGGGGCTAAATAAGCCCCTTAAGTGTTTTAACCGATTTTTGTTACCAGTGCAGACAGCTTGTTTCGCAGTACCGTCTTTTCTTCCGGTGTTGCATCGTTGATGATTTCCGTCATGTCGTTTGCAAGTTCGGTCATGTAGGTGTTCAGGTCACGGACTTTTGCTTCTTTGTCCTGCTGTGTATTCGCCTTATGCAGTTCCTTATTTTCCATGTAAGTTCTGCGGCTCATGCCACTTCTGCCCTCTCTTGCATCACGCATACCGGATGAAGAAGTTTCCGTGTAGTACATACGCCCCATGTCTCTGTCCATGTCACGGTGATACATTTCCGGGGTCATATGGTAATAGGGTGGCTCTTCATACCCTCTGCGGTAGGTTCCACGACCTTTAGGTGCAAATCTGCCGTCAGCATAGCGGTAATGGTCATAAAAACGTTTACCACCGTCACCGTAACGTTCAAACATTTCCATGTTTTCGTCCGGGTCATATTCCTGCATGGTTTTTGTCAGCTCACGGTAGTACATGGCTTCGGACAGATCTTTCATCATGTCGATGACTTTTCCCATTTCGCAAGTGTCTACATGGTCGATGCCCTTGTCAAACTGCGTTTTAGCGCATTCAGAAAGTTTTTCAATCATTTCATGCATTCTCTTAACATCCATGATTTTTCACCTCCTACGCTTCACGAACGGCAATCAAATTGCTGTTCTGCACTTCAATAGCTTGCGTAGAAGTGTTCTGAACGGCTACCGTACTGCAGCATCCACGAGGAACATCAATGTAAGCCTGTGCAGAAACATTAAATAAATTCTCTGCAGCTGCAGGAGTTACAATCATTCTTGTGGACTGTAAAGGTTCTCCGTCTACTGCCAGCGCAAGGGAAATTTCCTCAACAGTTCCACCCGTGGGAATCTGAATGTTGCCGGAATAACTTACAAGGAATCTTGCACGGCACTGATTAGTGATACCTCTTAACTTCACAATTCCGGATCCCTCTCTGTGAGTGATACAACCACTTCCATTTACGGCAGTTTCGGTAAAAGCAACGTCTGCTCCTGCTGCCACAGTCTGTAATGCTACTGCTGTATATTCAGCCATAATAAATACCTCTCTTTCAAAATCAAAGGGGCAAACCATATAGTCTGCCCCATGTTGTCAGTAATTCTGCATAGCAGACATAATCGAGTTAACTCAATTAAGATACTCAATTATTCAGTTTTAGCAATTACAGCCGGTATTGCAACTGCAGCCATAAGCGTAAGCGTTAGGATTAGAAACAATATAAGCTGGAATAGCTGTAGGATTTACAGAGTTGACAATCTGCTGTGTCTGTGCTGTCATTGCAGTAGTCAGAAGTGCATTCTGTCTATCCTGTGAAGCAGAAAGTTCAAGTTTCTGCACCTTATCTCTCAAATCCGCATTTTCTTTTGCACATAAGTAATCAAGAATTGCTCTAGTGCCGGCATTCTGATTATCAATGATATCCCTTGTGTTGTTATTCATGGTGTTCTGCAATGCGCAAGTATTCGTTGCCATATTGTAGTTTACACCCTGGATAGCTTCACGGGTATCGCAGCAACACTGTGCTAACTGTGCCTGTAAAGCGTTAGCATTCTGCATTCCTGCTACGGTGTCGGCATTGATAGCCTGTTGGATGCCATAGCCAGTCTGTAAAATGTTGGTATTAACGCCATTAAATCCGGTAAGCATACCGTTGTTTACAGCGTAGAATCCGTCACACAGACCGTTGTTGATTCCGTCCAGTTTACCGATGATAGACTGGGTGTCGAACCCTCTTTGCAATGCAGAATCGGTGTAGTAACTGGAATTAGAGCCATTACCGCCCCAACCATTACCGCCCCAACCTCCAAAAGCGAAGAAAAGGACGAAAATAATAATCCACCATGCACCATCGTCACCCCATGCACCGTTGTTTCCATATCCGCTGTTGGCAGGCATAACAGGCATGGTAAAGGGAGTATTGTTACTCTCAAACATAATTTTTACCTCCATATAAGATTTTTTATACTTAATCTTGCAAGAATTTAGTATCTACTTCATAGGAAATTGACGCTTGAATTTTTCAAATTCAGAATCAAAATCTACGCCACGTTCCTTAGCAATATTTCTGCCAAAATTTTCAACACCTGATATGTCACCTTTTTGCGCCATTCCCATTACATTTCTAATCATGGGGTTTTGCATCATCTGACTATTTCCCATAATCCCTTGAATTATTTGTTGTGGATTTCCCATCCCTTTGAGCATCTGCATAGGATTCATCATTTTCATTCTGCATCATCCTTTCTTTGCGATTGCGAAGTTTTTCTTTGCGATTGCGAAGATTTCAACTGCTCAATCTTTTGTTCCAGTTCATCGAAACGCTTCATAAATACCGCTGTGGCTTCGTCTGATAGGTCAAATTTTGCTTTTTCTGTTTCTGACGGTAAATTGTTAGGGTCTGCATCTAAAAAAGGCTTGTAGAGCCTTGTATAGATTTTTCCATCTGCTCCCCAAGATTTAGCATAGATCTCCGACAAATCCTGCTTGGGAAAGAATGCTGTGTTGCCATCCATAGGAACCTCATTCGGTGCTATGCACTCTTGCGTCGGTACAATACGACCGTACATCTGTACTGCGTTTTGCTGTGGCTGTTGCATAAACTGCTGTGGTTGGAATTGTTCCTGTTGTGGCATAAACTGTCCGTACATAGGTGTTCTATACTGCGGATTGAAATAGTTCGGATTCATAATCGGCTGCGGCATGGCTGTTTTCCCTTTCTTCCATTGATTCTATCTGTTTCGCAATTTCAACTTCATCAAGTGTCTGATATGTCGGCTTGTTCATAAGTCCCAACGGACTGAAATTCATAAGCATTACCCGTTTCTCCTAAAACTTCCTCGATCACATGAACCATGATTGATTGATACTTAATCGGCACTTCCCTTGTACGTTCTTTGCTGAATATATGTTCCAGTGTTTCATCTGAAAATTTGAATTTTCCCATAAGGTCATCCCTCCTTATGATTAAATTTTGGCATAAAAAAAGAGAGTGAAAATATCATTTTCCTCTCGTTAAAATATCATTTGCATAAGGCTTTTCTATGTACCAATCATGTACCAATTTTTATTAAATTATAAAGAATTATGTTAAATTACGTTAAAGACTAAAATGTCGAAAATACTGATAAACACTGCATCTGTAAGGTTTTGTAAGATTATAAGAAAATACGTGAAATATGGCAAAATATAACGATACC